ATGGGATATAGAGTTGCTTATAATGCCTTTAAATCGTTAGAAGAAACTGAAGAATTTGATCAAGAATACGTAGAAAACAACAAAATAGTTGTCAAATTTGAATGCAGAGCAGTACCAAACACTGATAAAAAAGGCAACCCTGCATAGTACTTGACTTTTTCTCCCATTTTCATTAATCTACATACATGAAGACGTATCGTGTACAAGTTCGTTATAAAAGCAAGTATTACGATGCTGAAGTTAAAGCTGATGACGATTTTGGAGCATTAGTTGAGTTCTTCAAACAAGGTTTTGAAGGTAAAA